GAAGCACCAGATATAGACATCAAGAAAGCAAAAATATGAAGATCTACTTTGATGGATGCTCTTACACAAGAGGATCTCCAAGGTGGGGAGTTGATAATTGGAAACAAAGAAGATGGACTAAACTCCTGTCTGACAAATTAGGTGGAGAAGAATATAACTATTCAATAAGTGGTGGATCTAATCCACGTATACTTAGAAACTTGACCACAGTGCATGACATAAAAGAATATGATCTCGCTGTCATATTGATGTCACGTCCAACAAGAACTGAGTATTATAAGGATGGTAAATTTAGACATGTTGTACCCTCAAAAAGATTCAAACACCCGTCTGGTGGAGTTGATTCAGAAGATGATGCATGGTTTTGGCATAACTATTATAGAAAAATATATCATGATGAATTTGGTGCAGCGTATGAGGAGATGATACAAAAATCTATCAAGGCGATATGTGAAGTAAATAAAGTCCCTCTCGTGCTCATGAGTAACTACGAAAAAACTGAATTATCTTTTGATTTGATGGTTCATTGTGAGATATATGGGCGTACATCACCAACAGATAAACATCCTGGTTTAGATGCTCAACCTAAAATTGCTAACGATATTTACAACTTTATAAATATCGCTACCTGTATTGTGTTCAATTATAAGTTGAGCCTCCTCTTTTTTCAGTTCTATGCCAAATTTGCAGAAAAATTGGTTCGGAGATGAACGATATTTACAACTTTATAAATATAACTAGCGTTTTATAATATAGGAATGGATTCTGCTGAATTTATTGATATGGTAGCGAATGATGCTCCCCCTTCGGAAGTTTCTGACGCATTGAAACAAATGATGTTTGCAAAGTCTGCTGAGTTCGTGGATGCTGCTGCACCTGAGGTTGCTAAAACTTTGTTTGGCGAACCTGAGGAAGGCGATCCCTTACCAGAGGTAGGTGATGGTATTGAACCAGAAGCAAACGCTGAAACTGAACAAGAACCTGAACAGGAAACAGAAGTAAATGACGTGCCAACCACTTAAATTAGTATCAGATATTGGAGAACTTGGCAGTGCCAACGCCACGTCTGCTGTTACATCAGCACAAACCGTAAAGACGGGGTTATTATACGTTGTCTGTTCGGATGCTAGGGCAGCAGGTAACATCGCAGTTTGCAATACAGCAAACCAAGCAGGTGTTGGATCATTCCATGTAGCGAAAGGAAAAGATTTTCTATATCGTTATGGACATCCAGCAAATGCACCAGTATCTGCAATTAGTAAAGCATCACCTGCAGTTTTGACTATTGATCATACAGATACAAAGTTACAAGTAGGCGACTACGTAACTCTCTCTGGATCTGCAGTTGCAACTTACAACAATACAATTGCACATGTGCCAATCACTGCTATATCAGATCCCCAAAGGACAAATGATTATAAGATGACCATTACAGTCACAGCAGATACCTCATCACTAGCAGACTTTACAGGAACAGCAGTTCTATCAAAGTCAGTGATTTTCAGACTCGCACCTGAGACATCATCAGGAACCACATTACGTTTACACGAGGTAGGAGTAGGATGAAATTAATTTCAGAAGAAATCGAATCAGTAGATATTCTTACCGAGGAGAAAGACGGGAAGAAAACTCTTTACATTCAAGGTCCATTTTTACAGGCAGAGATAGTGAATCGCAACAAACGTTGCTACCCTCTCTCTACTATGATGAATGAGGTAAAGAGATACAATGAAGCGTTCGTATCTAAAGGACGTGCACTAGGAGAACTAGGGCATCCAGACGGACCTCAAATAAACCTTGATCGTGTATCACACAAAATCGTATCTCTCACTCAAGAGGGAAATAATTTTGTGGGTAAGGCACAGATACTAGGCACACCAATGGGTAAGATAGCAGAGTCTCTTTTAGATTCTGGTGTAAAACTCGGTGTATCATCAAGAGGTATGGGATCTATCGTAAACAAAGAAGGTGTTTCTTATGTTGGCGAAGACTTCATGCTTGCTACCGCAGCAGACATCGTTGCTGACCCATCAGCACCTGACGCATTCGTAGATGGTGTAATGGAAGGCAAGGAATGGGTTTGGGAAGGTAGTGTATTGCGTGAAAGAAATGTATCAAATATAGCAAAGAGTATAAATACTTTGGTAGATTCAAAGAAACTAGAGGAGCACAAGCTTGCTTTGTTCCAAAATTTCTTGAACAATCTATAAAATGTCTAAATAATAACATAAATTCTTAGGAAAAAAAGGACTGGCAAATGACCGCTAAAACTAACAGCGACCTACATGAGATGGAGAACCAGGTAACCAAGGGATCTAAACCTGCGGAACCTATGCCAACAACTCCAAATTATGTACCCGACGCAGGGGGAACAGGTGTAGAGGACTTAGGAGGTCCTACCCCAACAAATAATAAGCCTGATGACAACTCTAACAAGTTGAAAACACCTAGTGCAAAGTTTGCACAAGCAGGTGACGTACAAACAAAGGGTACTGCTGGTACGGTCAAGATGGACGGTCCACTAGGAAACCAAGCAGATGGTATGAAGTCATCTGGTTACGGAAGAGGTGCTAATGAAGAAACAGAAGCAACTGATGAAGTTGTAGCAGAAGCACCAGAACAGGAAGTACAAGTTCCAGAGATTGAAATCGATCTAGAGGACGATGTAAAAGCATTGTTTGAAGGAGAAGATTTGAGCGAGGACTTCCAAAAGAAAGCACGTACAATCTTCGAGGCAGCAGTTATGTCCAAGATTGCAATCGTAAAGGAATCGCTTGAAGCAGACTATGATGCTTACATTCAGAAAGAAATGACTGAATACAAAGCTTCGCTTCAAGAACGAGTAGACTCATACTTGCACTATGTTGCAGAAGAGTGGATTACTGAAAATGCACTCCAAGTAGAGTCGGGAATCAGAGGGGAACTCTCTGAATCCTTCTTGACTGGCCTCAAAGGTCTTTTTGAAGAACATTATGTTGAAATCCCTGAGGACAAATATGATGTATTAGAGGCAATGGTCACTAAATTAGATGAAATGGAGACAAAACTCAACGAACAGATTGATAGCAACGTCGCTTTGACCAAGCGTCTATCATCATCTGTCTCCGATAATATCCTTGATGCAGTTAGCGAAGGTCTAGCATTATCCCAAAAGGAAAAGCTTGCTGAGTTATCCAAGGGTGTTGAGTTTGAGAGTGAAGAACAATACCAGGGACAATTAGAAGCACTGAAAGAGTCTTACTTTAGTAAGGCACCAGTTGCTGAGTCTCAAGAAGTCATCTCTGAAGATGCTCCCATCGTGGAGAACACACCAGCGATGGATGCTTACATTCAAGCACTGACTAAGTTCCAATAGTCAAACACTTAAACCAAACCCATAAAGGTAAATTCCATGTTTAACTCTGCACAGTTGCAGAAGAAGTGGCAACCACTTTTAGAGGCTGAGGGAATTGATAAAATTACCGACAACCATAGAAAGGCGGTTACTGCACAACTTCTAGAAAACCAAGAAAGATTTCTTAGAGAGGAGAGAGCATTCTTATCAGAAGCACCTCCTACAGTAAACACAGACCCATCATCAACAGGCAATCCAGGTTTCTCTGGTAGTGCTGCTGTTGGCGGACCTGTAGCTGGTTTCGACCCAGTTCTAATTTCATTGATCAGAAGATCAATGCCAAACCTCGTTGCATACGACCTAGCAGGTGTTCAGCCAATGAACGGACCTACAGGTTTGATCTTCGCAATGAGAAGCCGCTTCGACAACCAGAACGGAACAGAAGCATTATTCAACGAACCAGATTCAGCATTCTCTGCTCAGAACTCTGCTGCATCACTTACACAAGGTGATTACACAGGTGCTACTGACGGTGGAACTGATGTTGGTTTCGGTACAACTGCACAAGGCGGTACAAACCCATCCATTCTAAATGGTGGTTCTGCTAACGCTTACTCAGTTGGACAAGGTTTCAAGACACAAGATCTTGAAAAGTTAGGAGACAACACAACTTCTAACGACTTTAGAGAGATGGCATTCAGTATCGAGAAGGTCTCGGTTACTGCTAAGTCAAGAGCTCTAAAGGCAGAGTACAGTCTAGAACTAGCACAAGACTTGAAGGCAATTCATGGTCTAGATGCAGAAGCAGAACTTGCTAATATCTTATCTACTGAGATCCTTGCTGAGATCAATAGAGAGATCATTAGAACTATCTACAAGACTGCTGAAGCTGGTGCACAAACAAACACAGCAACAGGCGGTGTGTTTGACCTAGACACTGACTCAAACGGAAGATGGATGGTTGAGAAGTTCAAAGGTATGATCTTCCAACTTGAAAGAGATGCAAACGCAATCGCACAAAGAACTCGTCGTGGAAAGGGTAACATCATCCTTTGCTCCGCAGACGTTGCTTCTGCTCTTACAGCAGCAGGTCAGTTAGACTATACACCTGCACTAAACAGCAACCTACAGGTTGATGACACTGGTAACACATTTGCTGGTACACTAAACGGACGCTACAAGGTATACATCGATCCATTCGCTGCTAACCTAGATGCTAACCAGTACTACGTTATGGGTTACAAAGGTACTTCTCCTTATGATGCTGGATTATTCTATTGCCCATATGTTCCTCTACAAATGGTAAGAGCAGTTGGACAAGACACCTTCCAGCCCAAGATTGGCTTCAAGACCAGATATGGTATGGTTGCCAACCCATTCGCTGAAGGTACAACTCAAGGTCTTGGTAGAATCACTGCTTCTAGCAACAGATACTACAGAAGAGTAAAGGTTACAAACCTAATGTAATTCAGTTATTACACTGTATCAAGGACTGCTTCGGCAGTCCTTTTTTTATGCTATCATAAATATGATAGTACCACTAAATCATGAAAGACCAAGGATCGATTGATGTGAAAGAGTCACAAGACGTAAAGTGGAATCGTGGTCTCGATATTTTTATTGAGTCTGTCCACACACCTGACTCTAAACTGAGAGGTTGTGCACACAATCAAGGTTGTTATAACGAACTCATGTGGATACGTGAGCACGTCTTAGAATATCTTCAAACGCTACGTCGATAATGCCAACAAGAAAATCTGTTCATCCTAGCACCTATCAGGAGGTTTCTAATCGAAACTTTCTATCGGTTGTTGGTTTTAAATTTTTGTTGAACAGATGCCCGAAGGTAGATTTCTATTGCAATACTGCAAACATACCTGAGGTCACACTCGGCACAGCTGTACAAACAAACTACTTGAGAGATCTACCACTACCAGGTGATAAGTTACAGTATGGTGATCTTAATATAACTTTTATGGTAGATGAAGATATGGAAAACTATCTTCAGTTATACCAGTGGATTACATCACTTGGGTTTCCAGAATCAATATCACAGTTCAGTGAACTGAAAGATACTGATAGATTGCTTCCAGAGCAACCTAGGTCTGGTGACTCATTCAATGAGAGATCTGATGCTACTCTCATGATACTCAACAGTGATTACAATCCGAGTGTCAAAATAAAATTCAAGGATGTATTTCCAGTGTCCTTGAGTGCAGTTCCTTTTGATGCTACACAGGAACAGCAGACATACTATACCGCTACAGCATCCTTCCGCTATACTATTTTTGATGTGATTGACGTAAATGGAAAGAAAGTCTAGTCCCCTCTCTCTTGAAACTATACAGGAGATGTGGGAGAAAGATTCAAAGATGAATCAAGATGAATTAGATACAGAGAGTCTAAAGATACCACAGTTACACGCCAGATATTACAACCTATATAATACAATACTGCTCATGCGTAAGCGTGATGAAGCAGTCTATACCAGTAGTCTATTAGATCGACGTAAGTATTACACAGGGAAAGCAACAGCAGACATATATGCTCAAGAACCCTTTCCCTACAAGGTCAGAGATAAAGACGACCTCAAGTTATACCTTGACTCAGATGAAAAACTAAGTAAGGTCAAACTGAAGATTGAATACTACGACACTATGCTCAAGTATCTTGAAGAGATACTGAAACAAGTCTCTAATAGAACCTACCAAATAAAGAATGCTATTGAGTGGCGAAGGTTCTCTTCAGGTTATGGCTAATCTCGTTATTAAAAAGAAGAACGAAGTATATTTACAGATAGAATGCGATGCACATATAGGTCACGAGTTACAAGATGAGTTTACGTTTGATGTGCCTGGTGCTAAATTTATGCCCCAGTACAGATCAAAGTATTGGGATGGTAAGATAAGACTATTCAATTTACAGAAGAATCAAATCTACGTAGGTCTGCTTGATAAGATTGTTCAATTTTGTCAGAGATATGATTACGAGTACGAATTTGAGAACTCCAAGTTTTATGGTTTGCCCTACCAAGAGACAGAGGGAATCTCTCATGAGGGAGTAAAGGACTACCTAACGGCCATCTCGAAATACAAACCTCGTGACTATCAGATTGAGGGTGTGTTTGATGCATTGCAAAAAAATAGAAGATTATTGATATCACCTACAGGGTCAGGTAAGTCCCTCATGATATATGCTATTACAAGATACCATACAGAACATAAGAGGTCAACACTGATTATAGTGCCCACCACATCGCTGGTGGAACAGATGTACAAAGACTTTATAGACTACAGTTGGGATGCAGACACATACTGTCACAAAATATATGCAGGTAAGGACTTACTCAGTAAGAAACCAGTTATAATCTCAACGTGGCAATCAATATACAAACTACCTAAGACATGGTTCAACAGGTTTGATGTGGTGATAGGTGATGAGGCACATCAGTTCAAGTCTAAATCATTAGTAAGTATCATGACTAAACTCTATGACACAAAATACAGGTATGGTTTCACAGGTACGCTTGATGGTACACAAACTCATAAGTGGGTACTTGAAGGTTTATTCGGACCCTCTTATAAAATCGTCAATACTAAAGAGTTACAGGAGAAAGGTTATCTAGCAACACTCAATATCAAGGTGCTGCTACTCAAACATGAACCAACAACCTTTGACACGTATGAGGATGAGGTACAGTTTTTGATTACACATGAGAAAAGAAATAAGTTTATAAGAAACCTAGCGTGGGACTTGAAAGGTAACACATTGATACTATACAGTAGGGTTGCCACCCATGGCGAGGTCTTGTACGATATAATAAATAAAGATGAACGAAAAATTTTCTTTGTTCACGGTGGAGTAGATGTTGAGGAGAGAGAATCAGTAAGAAGAATTACTGAGGAGGAGAATAATGCAATCATCATTGCATCTTTCGGCACATTCTCGACAGGTATCAACATAAAAAATCTACATAACGTCATCTTTGCATCACCTAGTAAATCTAGGATCAGAACTCTACAATCTATAGGTAGGGTGCTCAGAAAAAGTAAAGATAAGTTGAATGCAACTCTTTATGATATAGCAGATGATTGTAAAAAAGGGTCAAAACAAAACTATACATTGAATCATTTGATTGAACGCATCAAATACTACAACGAGGAAAAGTTCAGTTATGAAATTATTCAGATCAAAATCTGATAACAACAAAGAACCGTATGATGAGTTTGTCGCAACGGTAAAACTTGTTAGTGGAGAAGAGATACTAACAAAAGTTATTGTAGATTACTCATCAGAAGAAGAACAAATAATTATTGACAATCCTGTTGTATGTTCAGAGGTTCGCACCCCTGGTGCGAATGTACCCATGGGGTACAAGTTTGAACCTTGGATAAAAATGACTGAAGAAGATGTATTCGTATTGAATCTTGACAAGATTATTACTTTATCTGAGATCAAAGATGATCTAGTAATCAAAACCTATAATAATATAATTGAAGGTGGATTCAAACGCCAGCATCCAGATCTTGATAGAAGTATGGGATATATAAACGATGTAAATAGTGCAAGGAAAATTATAGAAAAATTATATAAAGCGAAGGACGCTTCTAAAGAACCTAATAAAGACTTATAGCTCCCCGTTTGAACAGCGACACTGTTAGTGTAACGGTATTTGCCAACCTTGTCAAGTAATGCTATAATATTCATATACATTTCAACACATAATGGCACGTAAGAGATCTGAACATTACGTAAATAACAAGGAATTTCTGTATGCTATCGTTGCATACAAACAAGATATCAAAGATGCAGAGGAAGCAGGTCTACCTAAACCTGTAATACCTCGTTACATTGGTGAGTGTTTTTTAAAGATTGCTACACACCTTTCATACAAACCAAACTTTGTAAACTATATGTTCAAGGATGATATGGTTTGTGATGGTATAGAGAACTGTGTACAATACATCAACAACTTCAATCCTGAGAAATCTACTAATCCCTTTGCATACTTCACTCAGATCATACACTATGCTTTCTTACGTAGGATACAGAAAGAA